ATCCCATTATTAATTGAAGAAAAATTCTTCAAAATTGTAAGAGTGTCATTAGAAATCTTCATCTTTTCTCCTTAATCATAACAAAAACACATGATACAGCATAAATCCAATTTAGTCAATCTTTAAGAGATGTGGCACTCAAAGCGTTAGTTTCTTCTATCCTCATTGACTTCCAACGTTCAAGAGACACAATAGCCTCTTGAACATCTTTTTCAATATCTTTATGTCCTCTCCCTCCAGCAACGAGCAATTTTTTAATTGCATGTTGAATACAAGGATCAGTTACATTAAAAATATCTAATACTCTATAAACATCTACATAATCATAAGGAACTTTTTTATAATAATGTGAATATTTTTCATTCATATTACATTTCACCAATATAATTAGCTACCGCTTGTAAATTTCCACTAAAGATATAACTACCAATATGAGACAACTGCATCCACGGAGCAATCCATACCTTAACTCCAATCTTTCTCATTTGATGACAATTGCAATAATCTTCTGATAAAGTTCTACGAGATTCTGGATCAATGAACACATTAAAGAAAGAACAAATTTCTCTTTCTCCACCAAAATGAGCTTGACCAACATGATCTGGCTTATACATATATTCTGGATATGCGTTTTGGAACTTTTCAAATACTTCTCTTCTATACATACAGAATCCAGTACCTACTTCAGAAACTTCCAAAGGTTCTTGAATAGAAAATCTTTGATTTCCACCAACTGGGTTAAATACCATCGAACCAACCAATTTAGGATATTCACTAACTGGAAGATCTTTATTTTTAAGAATAGCTTTATTAAGCTGTCCCCATTCAATAGATTTCTTCGGATAAGGTCCACCAATAATTTCCTTATCAAGAGCAAGCATTGCAACAATATCTTGTGGATTGAATCCAATATCAGAATCAATAAACATCATATGGGTACAATCTGAACGATTCAAAAATTCATCTGTAATATAATTTCTTGCTCTTTGAATCAAAGATTCATTAAATAAGAAACTGAATTTAACTTCAACTCCATATTGTATTAAAAGTGCTTGTAGATCCAAACAAGATTTCATAAACATACCGCAACATTGACCACCATACATAGGTGTTCCAATAAAAAGTTTCTTCTTTCTCAATTCTTCAGTTGAAATCTGAATTTCCATATTTTCTCCTATTACACGTTATAAAGTTCATTTTCTGTTCTGTTATACCATTTTCCTCCAACAACAGCAAAGTCGCTGGTGGTATCAACATATTCAAATACTGTAGATTTCTTTTGAATATCATGATGACTAATCATAAATCCTGTTGACCATCTTTGAGCTTCGCAATAACTAGCCCTACGAATATGACCCGCTCCTAACTGATGCCATTCATAAGCACCGTAATTAAGATTATGTAATGTTTCACTTTTATGTGAATGATGGTGTCCATTACATCCAGGAATTCCATATTTCTTTCCTTCTGGATAATGATGGAATAGAATAGAATCAAATTTTATCAAATAATTCTTTTTCAATTCCTTCTTTAAGTCTGATTCAGTGAATACTGTTAGGTCTTCTCTAGAAATATAATTAATTTCAAACCTATCTAAACCAAGAAGTTTAGAAATAGTAAACCCATGAAGATCGCTCAATAGAACCATAATATTAGGGCTTGATTCTGATAAATGACGTAACAATCTATGTTCGTGATTTGCTGAAATGTAATTCAATTCAGCGTCTGGTAGAATTTCTCTAATTTCTCTAAAAAATTCATGTACACAATCAATTCTTTCTATTAACTTATATGATCTTGGATCATTAAAATACTTAGAAAACTCAGGAAGATCAAAATGATCTCCACCAAAAACAATAACTTCAGGTTTAATTCTTTTCAAAGTATCAAGATATACTCTTCTAGTAAAAGGATCAAAGCTTAAATCATGAGTATCTGTAATAGTTACAATAGTTTGAAATCTTTTAGAATCTGGTCTAAGATACTTTCCTTCATATGAAGCTTTTTCAACATTCATATCTCTAAGTTTATCTTTAGATGAATGTTTAGAAATTTGACTTAATATTTTTGATTGATGATCTGTTAGATCTAAACCAGCTTGGGTTTTGAATTCGGAAAAAGTCCCAAAATAAGAACTCCACCAATATTCAGGACATTGAGAATTTTTCCTATAAAAATCTCTTGTAATTACTTTATCTGAACAAGCTTCAGCTAATTCTATAAAATCTTTTAAACATTCTTCACGAGTCCATGTTTTACTCTTACTCATATTATTTTCTCATAGTTTTATTTATAATTTATGCAATCTACATTTTACATTCTCTGTTGAGCAATTAAGTTTCTGGCATATCGTTTCATATACTTTTCACGTTTTTTAAATCCAGAATTTAAAGCCAATGGTTTAGCTAGAGTATCAAAAGTAATTCCATTAAGATGATCTAATTCATGAAGAAAAACTCTAGCACTAATTCCATCAAGATTGCTAGTATGTTTAACACCCTCAAAATCTTGATATTCTATTGTTATACTTTTAGATCTTTTAAGTCCAAGAACTAAAAATGGGAAAGATAAACAACCTTCTTGCATCATAACAGACTCATTAGAAGTTGACACTAGCTTTGGATTGAATAATGTAATATATGTATCAGCATAACCAATACATATAACAGAATAAGGAATCCCACATTGATTTGCGGCCAATCCAAATGCTTTATGTGTTGAAATAGTTTTAATTAAATCTCTAGACAATTTAGAGGCTTTTTCCAATCCTTCAGTTTCAAATGAAAATTCTACTGTTGGAGTTTTAAGAATAAGATCTGTTTCTGGTACTAAACTTAGTATTTCCCCAGAATCAACTTTCATAGTTGTTGGGTTTGAAGTATCAATTGTAATAATTTCGCTCATTGAATCACCTTTAATCTAGAAAAATTCTTAACCATTTCAAACTTTAACGCTCTATCGAACCTATCTTTAATCTCTTCACCTTTAGGTGAAATTACAAATATATTTGTATTATAATCTAAATCTCCTAACATGTCAAGAAATAAATCTATTCCTGGTTCATCAAAAGATCCATCTACAATTTCATCCATAAAAAGAAGATTACAATCTACACTATTTTTCATTTTAGAAATATCTCTAAATGCAAATAAAAGAGCTAAGTCTATTCTTAATTTCTGACCTTCTGAAAAATTATTGTATTGAAATTCATCTCTATGTCTTGATTTTATAACTTCTTCAAAGTTTTCATTTATATTAAAATTAACAAAAAAATTAAGTTTAGATAGATATGTGTTTATTCTTTTATTAAGAATTGGAAGATATTGTTTTATTATCTTAGTTTTAATCCCACCATCTTTTAATAATGTTGCACAATATTCAAGATATTTTTTATCCTCACTTAATTTTTTTTGTTGAGAAACAAAAACTTCATATTCAAAAACTAACTCTCTAAGTTTATTAATATCTTCTTCAGAAACTACTGAACAACCTTCTATATTTTCAATCTCTAAATTCAAATTTTTAATAAAATCTTTATATGAATTTATTTTTGTATTTATTTTTGTTATTTCATTATTATGATCTATGATTTTATCTGAAATGTCAGATATTTCATTTAATCTACCTTCTAAGGTATATATCTCGTTTTTTAACTTAACATATCCTTCTTCTAGTTTTTCTTTTTTTGATTCTATCGAAGTTACATTTTCTTTTTTAAATTCAGGTAATATTACCTGTTTGCAGGTAGGACATGAATCATTGCTACTATAAAAATTTAGTTCTTTTGTAAAATTAGAAATATTATTTTCTAATTTAGCTTCCATCTGAATAAGTTTTTGTTTTTTACTACTGGAAGAAGTTTTATCCAATATACTATTTTGCAATACTTTTACATGTTGTTCTATTAACACAACATCGCTATTTAATTTTTCAATTTCATTTTCATATTTTTTTACAGATTCTTTCTTTTTTAAAATATGAGATTCAGAATTTTTCTTTATTTCTTTTATTAAATTATTTTGACTATTAATCTTCTCTTTATGAACTTCTATATTAGATTTTAATTCAGACAATGAAGATTTTATATTACTTACTTTTTCCTTAACCAACACATTCATAGATGAGAATATTTGAATGTCTAATAGATCTTCAATAACTGCTCTACGATCAGCAGCAGATAGCTGCATAAATGGAGTATATCTAGCAGAACCAAGAATATCTACTTGTATAAAAGATTTATAATTCATTTTAAGAATATTACTTTCGAGATATTCTTGATAGTCTTTATTAACTGCATCTTGAGTTAAAAGAACATCATCTATATAAATTTCAAATATATTAGGTTTCATCCCCCTAATAATTTTATAATCTTTACTACCAATACTAAATTCTATTTCAACCAAACAATCTTTTTTGTTTATTGAATTAGGTATGTTTGGTTTATTTATTTTTCTAAATGCTTTTCCAAATAAAACATAAGTCAAGGCACAAAGAATCATGGATTTTCCATGACCATTTAATCCAAAAATAATTGTTTTATTATGTGAATTTAAATCTACTTCTATATATGTGTTACCAGAAGATAGAAAATTTTTAAATTTTATTTTTTTAAATACTAATCTCATTCAGATTCTAACCTAACAGCTTCTTGATATAAAACTTCCATTATTTTTTTCAATTCTTGAGTATCAATATCTTTATTTTTTATCCCATCAATATATTTGTTCATAATAGTTATAGTATCCTGTGTTTCATCTACTGAATCTTCATCTGAAGATAAATCAACAACATCCTCTACTACAGTATATCCAGCAGGATTTACTTGATCTAAATGATCTAAAAATACTTGAAATTCATCTGTTCTACTACTAACAGAAACTTTTAAATAACAATTAGTATATTTTTCCAAATTTGAAAAATCAATAGAATCATCATATCTTATTTTATAATAAGTTTTATATGGATTTTCTATAAATTCTATAGTTCTAGTTTCTGTATCAAAAATATGGAATCCTTTAGGATCTTCAAAATCTTGCCATGTTAATTCATAAGGAGTTCCAACATAAAATATATTTTCTTTGTGTGATTTGTGATGGTAATGACCAGAAAACACATATTCATATCTAGAAAACATTTTAGGATCTAATCCATCTTTACATTCAACACCTCTATACATAGAAAAGTTTTGAATTTCAAAATGTCCCATACAAACCAAAGATCTTGAATTTGATATATAATTCAAACATTCTAATTCATTTTCTTTACAAATCCAAGGAATAATATCTATTCCATTTATATTTGTAGGAGAATCAATAATCGTTATATTATTATATCCACTTAATAATAAAGTAGATGAATTTATAGATAAAGATTCTCTATAAAATATATCATGATTTCCTATCAATGTATATAAATGTATTTTATTTTCTACTAAAGCATCAAAGAAATAAGATTTTACTCTATCTACTGAATATAGATGTGCTGCTTTACGATTATCCCAAAGATCTCCTAATTGGAATATTGTAGATATTTTATTTTCTACTAAATGCGGGATTAAAAATTCTGAATAAAATTTCTCGAAATGATCATGAAAAATCTTACTATTACCACGAGCACCAAAATGAGTATCTCCTAAAATACAAATTTTACTCATCAAAATCATCCATAAATTTTTCAATTCCTTTCTGCTTTGAAATCTTAATTTTCTTATCTTTCATTGTATTTTCAAATTGCTCTATGAATTCATATAGATTATCATATATTTGAATTTGACTAAGAATTGATTCATCCAAATCTTCTAATTCTTCTTCTCCTAGAACTCCAAAATTTTCTGCTGCTTTATATTTAACATATTGCTGTTTCTTTTCTTTTTCTATTCTTCTTAAGAAAGCATACCAAATAATTTTGGTAAAGTAGGCAAAAGGTTTATCATATTTAGTTGAATCAAAATTATGAAAATACATTAAACAGTTTTCAACTGCATCTAGTATCATTTCATCCTTATATGAATAAGAATAAAAATTTGGTCTTTGTGCTAACCCTGTTGCTATTTTTAAAAAACACTCCCCAATATAATTGGGGATTCTAGGTTTAGGGAGTTTATTTTCTTTTGCATCCTGTAGAAGGGTTTGATATTCTATTAGTGCTAAAGTAAAATCTTCATTATTTATATAGTTATGCTTTTTCTTTGTTTGATCTGCCATTCCATCTTCTCCATAATTAATTCCATATTATATACTATATCACAAATTCATAAATTAATCAAGTTCAAAAAGTTCTTGACTTTTTTTTAGTTCTGGTGTACTATATATCTGTAGTCCGATGATAATCTAATTTAACTTTATATTATATAATTTATAATTAAATTTCTCTTGATTGTAAAATTTAATTCTTTCTAAAAAGTGTATAACTGCAAAGTTCTGATAGCTATCAGTAGAAAGATCATCTACAATATCATATAAAGTAGCATGATCTTTATCATTATTCAATCTTAATATTCTACCTATACTTTGTAATGTTCTTATTCTAGACTTAGAAGGATGAGTAAATATTACATTATGTAAATTTTTTATACTTACTCCTGTTGAAAATACACCATTAGAAGCAATTATTATAGCATTTTCTTCAGATTCTACTATTGATCTTATAGATTCTCTATCTTCTATTTCTGTTTTTCCATGAATGAAGAATACTTTTCTATTTCCAATTAACTTACTATCCTTAATAAGATCATATAATATTTTACCATGAGACTCTACTAATTGAAACAATAGAAGAGTATTTTTATTCATACTTATAGCTAAGTTTTTAATAAAAATATTTCTATGTTTATTTGATATTATATATTTTATTTCCTCTTGATATTTAAGTTTTTGTTTTCTGAATTTATTACAAATATCTTCATCATATTTTAATAATAAACATTTTATCTTTAAATCAGTTGCTTGTTTCTTATCAATAAGTTCTTTTGTAGAAGATATTCTTATAGGTTCTCCAAATAATCCAGTAAGAACATTTTCATGCGTTTTACTACCTGATAAAGTTCCTGTCATTCCTATTTTATATATAGAATTTGTACAATTGTTTATTATGTCTGATATACTAGATGCTTGTGCAAGATGAACCTCATCATTAATAACAAAATCAAATTCTTCAAAAAAAGATTTATTTTCTATGTTATGAAGACTTTGCCAAGTAGATATTATAATAGGTTTATTTGAACTTTTTTCTTGCCCAGAAAATATAGTATGTACATTATCATAAACATCCCAATCTGTATTAGAAGAATAATCTTGGAAATCTGATTCCAATTGACTACATAAAGATACAGTTGGAACTATTATTAATCCTTTTTTACATCCATGTTCTATTAAATATCTAGATATTAGGTATGCTATTAAACTTTTTCCACTAGAAGTAGCACTCAATAAAATATTTCTTTTTTGTTTTAATGCTAAAAATAATCCTAATACTTGATAATCTCTAGCTGTTATCTTTTCTCCTTTAGAATGAATATTAAGATCTTTTATATACTGTTTAATACTATCAGTATCTAATTCTTCTGAGGAATTATCATAACAAATTTTATATGAATACTCTCTTTCTTTGCAGAATTTTATTAAACGATTAATTAATCCACAAGGAAGTTCCTGAGTATATGCAGAGAATACTCTTATAATACCATCCCAAACTTTGGCTTTATATTTAGGATTAAATTTATAACCAGGAACATAAAAAGAAAAGTAATCTGAAAGTTCTTGAGCAACTCCACGAGAACATCTTATTTTTAAAAAACTTTCATTTTTTTTATGTATTTCTATATCAAAGTTCATTAAGCACCAGCTAAGAATTTTTCCCACTCGATATAACTTCTCAATTCCCAATTTCTATTCTTTATTTCATTTAATATAGATTCAATAGAATATGATACTTGATCGTGATAAGCTTTTTTCTGTAAGATTTTATTTAAATCATCGTCTGCGGATATATATCTATCTATATTTCCCTTAGATCCTAGTTTAAGATCAAATTGTTCCCATCCATAAGTATTTAAAGTTTCTTCATCAAGATGTCCAAGATAATATTCAGTTTTAATATTTTTCATTTTATCATAATTACTTTTGGTTTTTATAGAAGCTAATTTATGTTCGTTTAATATTTTCAAATATTTACAATGTAATAATGGAATATTTAACAATTCGCTGCTTATGTTTGTTCTATCTATAATACAATCTACTTCCCACATTTCATTAACTTCTTCAATTGTTTTCATATTATAATCACCTCAAAAATATTTATCACCTATTTATATGGAATAAGTGATAGTTAAATGTTGCTGTTGCTGTAACAACTGTTTCAGAACTTTCTTTTGTGCTAAATTGTATTTCAGATAAAGATACTGGAAATAAATTAGCAAAATGTATAGAGAGTTTAGGATTATTTAGACCAGATAAAATAGTAATAATTGCATCACAATATTGAGGAGTATCTAAATTTAAAGAAGATATTTGTCTATTCATTAATTTATATTCTTCAAAAGAACAAGGAAATCCTATTCCCTTCATCCATTCATATATAACTTGATATGACCACATTTCTTCATCTATTATAAACTCTACACGCAATTCTCCAAATTTTATTTTATCTCCTGGTCTAGGAATGTCAACAAAAGGAGATGTTTGTATAACAGGCTCAACTAATAAACTTGGTAAAGAAAATGATTGCAAAAAATAAGTCATTGTGGTAATCTTAGGGAATACCATTTGAAATTTAGTGGGTTGTAAATAGTTTGTATTTTGTGGGTTTCTGTTTAAAGCACTCATATTTTTTCCAAAAGTTGTTTTTACTATTTATGTATGCTTTTATATTAAAAAATAATAAATACATAATAAAACACATTTAAGAGGAGTTTCATGAAAAGTTTTAAAAATTTCATTAAAGAAAGTGAAAAAAATGAATCATTTAAACAAGATGATAAAGGAAGATGGGTTATTGCACCTAATCTTAATTATGGTAACAAAAAAAGACCATTTAAACAAGATGATAAAGGAAGATGGGTTATTCCACCTAATCTTAATTATGGTAACAAAAGAGATAAACTAAAAGAATCAATTTTATTTGAAATTTACCATACACCAACAGAAGAAAATGAGTTACATTACTCAAACTCAGATAATTATACTCCAATGAATGATGCATTAAATAATTATCACAATGATGCTAGTAGTAATTGGAATAGTGATGATTATTCTAATATTAGAAAATATACTGAAGGAAGTTCATCTATAGCTGATATTTTGCATCAGTTCCACAATGGAGAAGCTTCTAAATCTGATATAGATTATAAGAGAGATCATATAAATGGGCTTGATAGTGCTCTTAATCGTGCTAAACCAGCACCATTTGACTATCATGTATATCATGGTATTAAATTTAATCCACAAGATTTATTTGATAAACAAGATGAAAGTCAAAGATCTTCTTCTGGTAAAATTAGTGCTAGATTACAAGGATCTTCTGATGATAGTGCAGTAATGCATCTTCCTGCATATACTTCAACATCATTGAATGCTAAAGTAGCAAAAAACTTTTCTGAGCCAGATAGAAATAATGTAAATCATATTTTAAAATTTCGTATTCCAATGGGATCTACTCATGGTGCTCATATTGATGAACATTCTGAATATGGAATACACTCCTATACTGATTCTGAATATGAAACATTATTAAAACGTGGAACTAATTTTAAGATGAGTAAAACTCCAGAAATAATAGGAAATACTCATATTTGGCATTGTGAAATTTTAGGACAAGATCCTAAAGATGTTAATCCTAAAATTTCTAGATATGCTTCTGAGGAAGAATTACATAATTTAAGTAAATCGGAAGATCCTGAAATTCGTTCTGAAGTAGCCGCACATACAAATACTTCAGGAGATACATTACATAGAATGGCTATGGATAAAAGTAACAATAAACCTACATTACAAAATATAGCATTAAATTTAAATACAAAAACTCATACATTAAATCATTTATCCGATATTGGTGATGATGATATTAATAAAAATATTGTACATCATCCTAATATTGATTCTCATACTTTGAATAAATTAGCTACTCCAAGTTCATCAGCACCACTATTACAAAGAATATCCGAACATCCAAAAACAAATTTATCAACATTGAATGATATTTATAATCACTCTTTACATAGATTGGGAGTGGCTTCTTCTTTGGCTACAAATAAAAATTCTGATGATGAATTGTTACATAAAATAGCTTTAAATACAGGAAAAGCAACCCATGATGCGTTAATTGATAATAAAAATACCTCTAATAAAACTTTACATCATATATTAGATAATTCAGAAGATTATCCTAGAGATAATTATGATGGTTATAATCCTGGTCTATTAGACCATCAAAATGCAGATTCTTCTTTAGTTCATAAATTAGTTGATAAAAATAAAAATAGTTCAGATTATACTTACCATGATCATGTCTTGCCTTACTTAGTATCTAGTAAACATGCTGATAATTCTTTATTACATAAAGTTGCTTCTTTCAAAGATTTACGTCCTTCTACTATGAATAACATAGCTATTCATAACAAGGCAGATGATAATTTAAGAGAAAAAATGTACGAACGCTCTAAACATTCACCAATGGCGTCTTTTATTCGCGATAATTTTAGATCAAAATTATTATTATCAGATAACACTCATACAAATTTACTTCATAAAATGGTAACTGATGATCCTAATCACGCAAAAGAATATTCTTCTTTATTTTTAAAACATAAAAATGCTGATGATGAATTAAAAAATCGTATAAAAGAATTAAATAAACCTATCTGATTTAAATTTTTAACCTTATTAAATAAACCTAATTTAAACTTTTATTAGATAATAAAAAAGGGGGCTTTCGCCCCCTTATTTTATACTTTTTTAGCTTTCCATCCTTTATGAGTTCCCCTAGAAAGATTTCCTTGATCTAAATCATTCTCACTACAAAATTTTCTTAAATTTTCTATCTCTATAACTTTTCCTTCTGGAGATGTTACAATCCATTTCTTAGATAAAGCTTTAGCAACAGAGTATTTTTGAGATTGAGGTTGTTTAAATCCTGTTTTACCTTTATTCCAAGGTTCATTTCCCAATCCTTTTCCTTTTCTATTCTCAGACATTTTTAATAAAGTTTCTTCAGAGTATACATTATCTTTTCCTTTATTCCAAGGTTCTTTTCCTTTATTTACTCCCTTAATCTTTTCAGATATTATTTTTTTGTTTTCTTCTGAATGTTTAAACGATACTCCATATCTTGGGTTGTTTTCTCCAGTATACTTCTTAGATAATTCTTCTTTCCAGCTAATTCCATCTGGAGTTTCAAAATATTGTTTTCTGGATTTTGATATATTTTGTTTATGTTCTTCTGTTAGGAATTCTAATCTTACTCCACTACCACCTTTAGAAATATTATATCCTATATTAGTGGAATCATATTCAGAAATATAAAAAATCTCTGTTTCATCAACTTTACACTTTTCTATCTCACATATCAATTCATATCTCCATTTTGATGGAGGATATTTATTAAAAGCTTCATATAATTTTCTACAAGTATTGTTTTTTGATTTGGATTTATTATATCTATTCCATGCTTTAATATGTTGATCCCATCTTTTTTCTAAAGTATTTTTAGTTTGTCCTATGTATACTTTATTAGATGGTGAAATTAATTTGTATATTATATGGTTCATAATTAAAACTCCTATGTGCAACTATATGTATTTATATAAAAAGAAAAGGGTCCGAAGACCCTTTTCTAATTTTCTATTGAAAAACTTCAATAAAATCAAGAACTTATCACATGAGATTTTTTACTGTGAAAATTCTGTAGTAAACGTTGCTACGAGGATTAAGAGCACCACCACCCTGAGTAAGACCTTCAGCAAATGGGTTTGCTACCATTCCGTAACGAGTCTTGAAGCCGATCTTAGGTTGGAAAGTACCAGGATCAACTGCACGAACCATTTGTAGAGGAACGTATGGGCAATAGAATAGACCAGCATCATAAGGAGAAGTACCCTTATAACCAACGGTAACAAGTTCGGTATTAGAAGCCATACCACCGAAGTAAGGATCGATGTAAACTTTAATACGACCATGTAGCATACCACAGAAGGTATTACCAGTATCGTCTACTTGAAGATCTGCTGAAAGAGCAGGAGTGTAAGTTAATACACCAGCCATTGCAAGAGCAGAAGCAACGTCAGAAGAAACGATAAGGATATTACCTTTCCCTCTACGAGTATTCTTTGCAATAGCATTGGCTTCACGTTCGATATGATAGATAAGACCTTTGAATCTTTCTACTGACCAACGACCGTTAGAATCGGT